CGAAAAGGCATTGATAACTCACCAGGAGCAGGTGATATTAAAAACTTGGAGAACGTATGCTATGAAATATTGGAACCTGTTCGTGCGAAGTTTGATAAACCCATTACTATTACCTCTGGTTACAGATCGGAAGAACTTTGCGAAGCAATTGGCAGCAAAAAAACGTCGCAGCATGCCAAGGGGCAAGCGGTCGACTTCGAAATAGCAGGTGTTCCTAATATTCAAACTGCATATTGGATTCAAAATAATTGTGACTTCGACCAGCTGATCCTCGAGTTCTACAAAAAAGATGATCCCGCAGGTGGCTGGGTCCACGTATCGTACAATGAAAAAGGTGCAAACAGAAAACAAGTTTTGACTTACGATGGTAAATCTTACGAAAACGGGCTTCCCGAAATGAAGTGGTCTGGCGGCAAAGTCGTATCCTAAAATTTTAGCGCGCGTCGCGCGTATATCCTACGTTTTACGTGATGAATTTTTATTATACCAGGCTAGTATTACGTATCTGGGCCCTTTAGTTACTATTGAAACTTTATGTTTCTTGTCGGCATCAAACAATATTATTTTTCCTATCTTTGGTTCTACTGTGTAATTTTCTACTGTAGTTCTGCCACCTTCGTAGTCTTCATTAAGATAAGTAACAGTAGTTTTATCATAATAAATTGTGTCATCATGCCAGTCCTGATGTTCACCCGTTGGCCATTTTAGTATTTCTAAATTTGTTAATTTATGATTTGGATACAGTTTTTTATATTTTAAATACAGTCTATTGATAGTAAGATTAGAGTTCAATAAATCTTGTACTTGTATCTTTTCTCTTTTGTAAAAAGATTTCCAGTGTTTTTTATTAGCTTCAAAAAACTTAATACAATAATCACAAGTTTTTTTTGGTAAAAATTTATCTATTTCAATTATATCCATGATGTCTTATAATACAGATTATAAGATAGTGTTATTCTTTCATTTTTATTAATGTGAGTATTTACTTTATGCCTATAAGTATTTGGAAATATAATAATTTCTCCTTTTTTACCTTTATAGGAAAAACCACCTTCAAAACATGTAGGTGATCCTTTACAATCAGTGTAGTATATTACACCGGATAAGGACCCATTATGAGAATGCCAATTATTTTTAGAACCCTTTTTAGTATAATTTACCCATAAATCGTAAGAATCAAAATGATCTTCATTTTTACGCATACGCACAGTTCTGCTAACTTGTTTAAAAGATAAATTTTCATATTTACATCTATAATATTCTCCTAAATGAATAATATAAGCTTGCAAAAAAGACCCTTCAATTAAATTAAAAGGTAAAGAAACCTGATAAGAATTTTCACCCGCATTCCTATGTTCTAATAAACAAGATAATTGATTTTTTTTAATTTTTGCTGTGTGTTTTAAGTACTTTGTTAGTTCTTTATAAATTAATAAAGGAATTTTGTGTTTTAAAATAAAAGGACTTATTTCTTTAACATCCTTATATATTAACCCTAAATCCATGATCTCAATTCTTCACCTAAAACTTCTGATGCTATATTTATTTTTTTACGTAAAGATTTTACGATTTTCGCGTCAACTGTTTCTTCAGCCAAAATATCCACATACGTCACTGACTTTTTTTGCCCAATTCTGTGTGCTCTGTCTTCTGACTGTAAACGCTTCTCTAGGTCATATCCGTTAGAATAGTATATTACGGTGTTTGCAGCGGTCAAAGTAATGCCATAGCCGCCCGTAGAAGGCGTTCCAACGATAAACCGACACCTAGGGTCGTCCTGAAATTTCTTAATATTAGGTTGTCTCTCATCTTGTGGTGTTAATCCATAATAGTCGACCACGGACCCCGGACCATGGACCTTAACAATTTCTTTAATTATATCTTTTATGTCCCATTGATAATGAGCCCATATAATGGCTTTACCTTCAGTTTCTTCAAGCACATCCATTAATTCATCTACTCTATTATTCTTAATACGCTGAGTACTCCCATCATCAGCAGTAAAATGACCACACGTAATTTGTTGAAGCCTCATTAATTGAGTTAATGCATTCACAGTCGTAACTGTTTTTCCATTTAAAACCGCTAAAGCTTCTTTCTTCATCTGATCATATAATTTAAGCTGTTCGCTACTTAATTTAATTTGTCTTTTAATGTATATTTTTTCAGGTAGATCTAAGCAATCTTCTTTTAAAACTCGGTATGAAAAAGGTTGTAATTTTTCTGAAAGTTCTCCTAAATTTTTAAATCCCGATACCAGTTGTATTTGTCTTCCTGATATATTAGCTGTTTTCATAACAGCATATCTAGCTCGAAATGCATAATAAGATTCAAAATCTAAGTGCCAATGACTTAAAAACTTACATTGAGAATATAAATCTAATGGGTTTTTTGTAACAGGTGATCCTGTCATTATTCTTCTATATTTAGAAAATGGAACTAAGTTTAATATGTTTTTTGTTCTTTTAGCTTTAGGGTTTTTAATAGTTGTAGACTCATCAATAGCCATTAATGTATTGTGAGAAGATAAAAATTTTCTAGCAAAATCTACACCTTTAGTCGTGCTAAAAGCTTCTACATTCATAATTAAGATATGAAGTTCTTCTCCAGTATTAAATAAAGTACCTAATTTTCTAGATTGTTCTTTAGTAATAAGAGCTTGCCACAAAACGGTCTTATTTTCTATGTGATCCGGCATATGAGTTGGTAGTTCATTATTATACCAAGTACCCACAACACCTTTTGGTGCAACAATTAAGGCACCATCAACTTTACCTTTATCATAAAGCATGGCTAAATTATCTATTAATACTTTTGTTTTACCTGTACCCATTTCCATAAAATAGGCGTACGTCTCCTTATTCCATGACTTTTCTAAAGCAGTTAACTGATGCTTATAAGGCTTTGTTTTAAATTTGTAATTCATCTTTCTATTGACATATTACATAATGGATATTATATGATTTGTCAAGTATGAAAGAAAAAAAATAATGAAGCATGTAGAGAATATACCTATTTGTTCTAATACTTTATTTATTTATAAGCTAGATATAAAGAAGGATTTGACCTTAAAATTTAAAAAAGAAAAGTTTGGTTCTGTAAATAAACCTTTTGAAAGCTCTGCTTCAATAAGTGAAGATGTAAATGTTTTAAGAAAATACAAAGAACTTAACAAAGAAATTAAAAAAGCTGTGGACGAAACTCTCAAAAAAGTCCTTATGTTAGAAAACATAGATTATAGAATATTTAGTTCATGGTTGACTAAAACAAAACCACAATTATTTTCGGACCAACATAAGCACTCTAACTCGTGGTTAAGTGGTGTTTACTATCCTAAAGGTAATCCTGGTTTTGGAATTAAATTTTACCACGATGGTATGAATCAATTTTTTACTCCACCAAAAAAATATAACATATACAATTCTCACGAATGGACCGTTATTCCAAAAGACAATTATTTAATTTTATTTTTTAGTCAATTAAGGCACCAAATTATGCCAAACTTATCTTCGGAAGATAGATACTCTTTAGCGTTTAATATAATACCTAAAGGAAATTTTGGCTTAGTAGATTCTACTGTAACATTTTAATTGACAAAAATAAAAAAAACTATATATTATCAAGCATGAAAGAAAATAATTTACCGATTGTCCATGTTATTCAAGAAATACCAGGAACTAAAGAAGGTAAACCTAAAATAAATATTATAGGTGCGCAACAATATGGCAGTTTTAAATTTTTATTGCCGGAACTATCACAGATAATTTTTTCTCCTGGTCCTTTAATTTATAAATTAAGACAGGCACTAAAAGATTTTACTGAAGACGATTATTTATTGTTAACAGGTGATCCAGCAATTATAGGTGTTGCATGTTCTTTAGCTTCTGAAATGACGAATGGTAAATACAAACTTTTAAAATGGGATAGGCAAGAAAGAAAATATTATCCTATTGAAATTAATTTACATGAGAAAGGAAAAATGCATGAGTAAGGTTTCTATCATACAAAAAAATAATTTTTTAGAAGATAGCTTTTGTGATTTTTTTATAGACTATATTAATAATAGCAAAAATAAAACTACACACAGAGATACTAATATTATATATTGTGATAGAACAGCTGTCTTGGATGAAATAATAGAGTTTAAAGTATTATTAGCTAAGTTAACTTTTTTTGTAAAAAAATATTCTGTAAACACTTGTATAAACTATTCACAAATAGTTGAATGGCCTGCGAAATCATTACAAGCACCACATGTAGATTTTAATTATCATACACATACATCAATTTTGTATTTAAATGATGATTATGAGGGAGGTGAAACTTTAGTAGGAACTAAAGTTATTCGTCCCAAGAAAGGTAAGATTGTTTTGTTTAAAGGAAACAAAATAAAACACCAAGTATTAAAAATAAAATCAGGAAAGAGATACACTAATCCGACCTGGTATATAACACCAACTAGAAAGGAAAAAATAAATGTCAATTGATTTTGAGAATGATCAACAAAACGCAATGAGTAAAACTGAAAATATTCAGTCTCTTGCAGATCAAGTTGAAAGACTTGAAACTTTAAATAGAGAAATTGAGGTTGCCGAAACGCAACTCAAACAAAAGAAAAAGAATTATGAACATTTATCAGGAGAAGTAATTCCAACTATGATGAGTGAAATGGGTTTATCTCATTTAAAACTTATAGATGGATCTTCTGTGGATGTTAAGCCGCACTATAGCGCTACGATTACACAAGCGAATAAAGAAGCGGCGTTTAACTGGCTTCGTAATAATGGACTAGGAGATATAATCAAAAACGAGATACTCGTGTCTTTTGGTCGCAACGAAGATAACAAGGCAGCTGATTATGCTGCTCTTGCACAAGAGCGTGGGTTTCAACCGACACAAAAGTTGAAGGTTGAGCCCATGACTCTTAAAGCGTTAGTCCGTGAGCGTATTGAGGCAGGTAAAGAAATGCCAACGGAAATTTTCAATATATTTATTGGAAATAAGACTACAATAAAAAGGAAACAATAAACATGAACCAAGTAGCAAAAAAAAAAGAAGGAGCATTAGCAACGAATTTATTTGAAGCTGATGCTAATAAAGGTGCTCAAAACATTTCGCAAGAAGATCTTGCGTTGCCTTTCTTAAAAATTTTGGGCCAACTATCTCCAGAGGTAAACAAAAGAGATGGTAAATATGTCGAGGGCGCAGAGCCGGGCAAAATCATAAACACTGTGACCAATCAGTTGTACGACAAATTACAAGTTGTACCAGTCTTTTACAAAAGACAATACATTGAATGGCAAGACAGAGGTACCAGCACTGGTGCACCTGTTGCAATTCACGCGGCAGACAGTGATATAGTAAGTCAAACCACAAGAGGTAAAGACTATAAAGACAGATTACCAAACGGTAATTATCTTGAGAATACTGCAAGTCACTTTGTATTAACTGTTGGTGATAATCCATCTACAGCTTTG